CCAGAAGCTTTTTATATTCACTAGCTAATTTATCGTTAGCAATAACGATATCATCACCTAGTAACATATAACGAGCCCTCTTCCATCGAAGGTTAGCCTTTTTACAAGCTTTCCAAACAAGGAAATGGTGTGCTAATGATGTAGAATTAAATGATGAGTATATCCCCATTGGGTTACCTGTCCTATAAAAGGCAGGATAACCCTTATAATAATAGGGAGAGCCAACCATTAATTCTTTCCATGCATCAGCATATTCTGGACCGAACCAAATAGATAATATACGCTGGTTAATTACAATCGGGAACCTATCTGTAAAGGCCTTTAGGTCGATACTATGATAAGAACTCCCAATAGAATTTTCCAATGTATAAAATAATTTGGTTTGATCTGATGTACAGTCTTGTCGAATCTTCGAGAGAACTTTAGAAAGATAATTATGCAAAGGTAGCAATGCTGCCTGAGTGTAATAGTCTCCTATAGCAACCTCTCGAATTTTTCCCTCTTTATCTTGAATTTTTGCTAATCTTCGAGAAACTAGATCACCCTTGCGGGTGGCTCGAGAATCAAAGAAAAGTGGAATTCTACGATAAAGAGAGGAGAACCTACTCATAAGATCAACTAACTTCTCACCAGCAGTAGCCTTAATAGCATCCTGCTGATTGGAAGTAAGAGACATTATGTCCATATATGAAGTCCAAAGAGCGTGTCCATTAGGACCGCTTTTCGAACTCATATGGAATTCCTTAAAGCGTAAAGCTTTAGGGACTTTCCCAATGGTAGTAGTATTCACTCCTAAGTCTTTAAGAAAATGGAGTATATCTTCATCTAATGATAAGGGATTACCGGTATAACCGGGCCCTTTCTCAATAGTTGAAAGAGATATCTCATTATCAACCCTAATTATCCTCGTAATATAGAGAGCAGAGAAGATTAGCCTTATAAAAGGGTAACTTCTAATGTTTTCTATATGAGAGATGATAGGGGCTAAAGTCTTAGGTAATCATGACTGATCTCCTCGTTTAAAAGTCACAGGATCGACCGAAAGGACGATCTTAGCAAATTTTAAACGTAGGTCTTTACAATACTTTATACACTCGGTTTTACCGCGGGTATGAAGAACTGTAAGGATTTTAGTTGCAACCGCTAATACAAGAGTGGTATCCTTATACCCAAGATTTT